CATGTTAGGTAACAGTATTTGGTCTCCCACTTCTATATCTGTTGGAAGTAATTGTTTACCCAATGTATCGTAACTATCACAGGTTGGTCCAAACACAACTTGTGTTTTATAATTATGAATATCTTGTAATTTACCATCCTGTATACAATGGGTCAATTTGGGCATAGTCCAATGGTCGCGATGATAACAATTTAATTCATGATAGACACCATTATCGATAAATATTCCCTTGGGTGTTTTTGCAATCACTTGTACTACTAAATGATGCGATGGTTCTGAAAAATATCTTCCAGGTTCTGCAATCATTTCATAGGGCAAGTTTTTTGTCCATCCGAGTGCATCCGTTAAATCTGTATCGTATAAAAATCCACCACCCACATTTAATATGAGTTTTTCATCGGTGAATAATTCAATATAGTTTAATACAGGTAGTGCATTAACATAATACGCATTTTTAAACGCTTCTTTTCTTGAAAATGTTCCACCTGAACCAATGTGAAACGATACTCCTTTGATTTCATATCCATACGTAGATGCTAAATGGATAATCTGATAAGCTTCTTCTCGTGTTGCTCCAAATTTAGAATTTAGATTAATATTGGCAATCGTTACACCACTGTTCATACGAATCAAAATGGGGCATTTTATATTATTCTTGTGCAATAACTCTAATTCACATAAGGAATCCACTACCTTTATATTATATTGCATATCTTTTTTTATTTCACGAAGAATGGTATGAGGATTTGTATAAATTGTATTCTCTAGCGTTGTATACATTAATGCCTGATGTGTTTCTTTTAACGATGCAACATCTAGTCCAACATGAAATTCGTTTACTTTATACTGAACAAGGTCATTGATTACATACGGAAGAGGATTTGATTTTACAGCATAATAGGGTTTTATCCATGGAATTTGTGTAGCCCATCTCTTGACTTGATGTAATAATGCAGGTTTATCATAAATCCATCGTGTTTGTGTTTTACTATTCAATGCTATATTTACCCCTAATAATGATGTATATATTTTCATAATGATAGATATGTACATCATTATTGTTTAATACAATTTAACATCCATTTAATTCTTTGAAAGGCATGTACAATAATAAATACATTGCATAAAAAATCATGGAAAAATTAATCGTCCAGCACCATAATGACCCTCCGCTTCCTTCTGGTGCAGTAAAAATAGTAATGGCAAAAAGAAAAAGAGCAACTAGAACAGCAATATAATGGTGATTCACAACAAAACTAAACATCAAAAAGAACAACCATATTAAATAAACATATGATTGAATTGGTACCCAAGACCATTTCAAATGTCCATTTTGTGTAGTTGTTTTAAATACTTTTTTGTGTGTAAAAAATACACCTATTACAAAGATAGAATATACAACTATCATTAGAATTTTGAGAATAGTATTGCTTAAAAGAAGAAGAGAAGCAATAGGTTGAATGGTAACTAACAATTGACCTAATAATGAATATAAATAATTTAATTTTTTATTTTCTAAATTTCTCCAAAGAAAATATTCAATTAATTGCATGGAACAAAAGGATACAATGAAAAAATATCCGTACACATTTACGTTAACTTTGTAAGGGGTATAATTATTGTTGTATATCATAAGTAACAACATTCCCATACTAAATACATAAGTGTTTAACGATATATATTGGTTCCAACACATGTATTATTATAAGAAAAAACATTGAGAAGGAGGTAATGAATAGATTCCGTAATTATATGCATATTTCCTACACTCTGTAGTTTTATAGTATGTAGTATACGCTGGTGTATGGGATATTTGATGAATACGTACTATTTTAAATGTGTTATGAATACCATGTAATATAGTTGAAATAACTGTTTGTAACAAGTCATTATTTTTATTGTCTACTACAATAGTTCCTATCCAATCTACAATGGATAAATCTTCTTCTAACTCGTAACTATTTTTAAAAAATAAAATAGCAACTAAATAAGGATTATAAATAGAATAAATAGATATATTTTGACTTTCGATAAGGGAAGATAATGTATACATAGAAGGTGTCATTTGACAAGAAAATGACGTTTTAAAACAAGTAAATATTTCATTTAATGAAGATGGTGTTGCTTTTATAAATTTGGTCGTTAATGGAAATTTGTATGTTCTAAACGACCTGGTATACACCCATTGTATATCATAGGTTGTAATGGGTATGACCCATTGAATTTTTGTTGTAGAACTAAAAATAGAAGTAGGATAAGCAATGTTGTGTTTTTTGTATTCATGACTTTGTATCAAACATTTCAAAATATAGGGTGTATCTGCATACAAAAAATCCGTAGAATAGGCATCTACGGTTTCTTTATCAAACATAAATTCAACTGCGCGACTTGTTATACATCCTCGAATGCATGTATTTTCACGATAGATGGACAAATACCCTTTTTTTAAATATCCCATAAAATGTGTTTTTTTGTGATAAGATGGCTGTTTTTCTTTCACATATTCATACAATTCATTTTCTAATTCTTTAGTCAACTCAGTTACATTGTAGAAGAATACTTGTGGAACTACAAATTTATTGTTTACTGGGTGGTCTGCAAGCAATCCTTTTTTATATAGCGTCAAATAATGCCTTATAGGTTGACGATTCCAAAATCCTAAACGAAACCATATGATAATTGCAAATAATAGAGGAAGTATCCATAACATTAAGATAAATTCCTATATTATTAAATTATGTATTAACTCATATAAAAAAATTATTTTTATTCAAAATAGTTGTATAATTATAAAAATCATTTTCACTCATGTAATGACATGAAATTAAATTTTGTAGATTTATTTTATTTCTACAACAATTATTTCCCATATAATTACATCCTATAAATGATAAATTGTTTGTTTTTATGGTGACATTAATATCAGGTTGTTGCAGATAATAACTTATTGCCACATCACATGCAGGGATTAATTCCTGTATATTATTTAATTTACATATATTTATCCATGTATCAACCAAATTATCTAATAATTTATATATTTTTTGTAAACAATTATAGGATAGAATGAACCCTGCACCTCCAGAATGAAAATAATAATTGTTTATACCAATTTGTCTGTTACATCCATGTCCTCCAATATATAAACAATCATTGCTATTAAATGTATTAATGTATATCAATAATTTAGGTATATTTAAATAAGTGTCAGTTCCACAACATATTACAAATTTTGGGTTGTAATTATCATAAATATATTTTAACCCTAAAAATTGTTTATGAGATGCAGATAAATAATCATCATTGACTCCAGGTAAATTTATGTATTTTATACAATCTGTATCCTTAAATTCAGGTATTTTTTGTTCTCCTAGAAAGTATAATAATTTTACATTCTTATATTCTTCACATTTTTTACCCCATGTGTTATTTACACAATTAATTTGACTTTTATAAGGTTCTTTTGTGTAACATGCATAAACAAGTATAATTAATTCTTCCATAATGTATTCATTATTTTTAAATGAATATATTATACTAAAAATTGCATGATGTGGGATTTGAACCCACGAAGACAGATGTCACGGGATCTTAAGCCCCGCCCCTTTGACCGCTCGGGAAACCATGCATTAATTTTGTACTATAGATAACGCCCTCGGACAGTTTTGATCTGTCTACCTTGTGATTAACAGTCACACGCTCTTCCGATTGAGCTACAAGGGCATTATACATATAATAAAGTATATTCTTTAAATCTTTTTTATTATATACATATATGTTTCATAATACATTAACTATTGATTTTGTAATTAGTGTACTAATTACATTCATAGTTAGTTTTTTTGTTAAGATAACCATTATGAATATAATTAATTTTATATTATTTTTACTTTTATTTTTTATTTTATTTATAAATGTAAATGTCAATCTAAATTTAATGAACAAATATAAAACATTGGAATATGTTAACAATAAATATAAACCAACTACTATATTATATAATGATGATGTGAACATAGAATTTATCCATTATCCTGTTATATTTAAACCTATCTATTGTTCTGGTATGTCAAATGCAGTTACCATCATAAATACTAGTTCGGAAGCATATAATTATATTCAACACAACAAATTATTTTTAATTCAGGAATTTATAGAGTATGATAACGAAGTTAGTATTTTATATGAAAAAAATATAATATCCAACAAAGGTTTTATTATATCTATGGTTAAAAAAAATGATACAAATACTATAAAACCTGGGTGTGGAGTATCTTTTAATTGTACCAATCTTACAGATAAGATTACACCTGAATTAAGTGCTGTTATAGATAAAATAAGTAATCAAATACCAAATTTCAATGCAGGAAGATATGATATAAAATATAAAAATGAAGAGAGTTTGTTGAAAGGAAAAGATTTTTATATATTAGAAGTAAATGATGTATTTGGAACAGATTTAAGACGAAATTATTTGAATTTCTGGTGGGTTGTTCCCAGATGGTTTTTGTATCGATTGATGTATGGTTTAAAAAATGTAGTATCACTTCAAGGGTTTTCATTACCTACTGATATTCAAATTATCATAGATTACATGACTATGTGCAATTAAACTATGTGTATTCATAATACAAATAGTTTGAAAATTATACACTTGGAAATTCTATGGATTAATTTACTTGAATTGTTAATAATTGGATTAGTTCCTTGATTTATCCACAATTTACTTGAGTGGTTTTTAAAATTGATTTATTTTTGGTTGGTTGTTAGGTTTATCCCGATGAGTTGTCCAGCGCTTGACGTAAACGGAAATGCCTGCCGATTTAAAGGCCCCTTTTGTAAATTTCATACTTATATGAAAGACTACACTCCTGAAATGATTACCAACTCCACACTTTGTACTGGTTGTAAAAAGATGAAATATTTAACTCAAAAAACATGTGAAGAATGCAGAAGTCGTGTTAAACCTAAAAAAGAAATTATTGTATGTGCTAAACAAGATTGCAAATTTAAGAAAAGTGAATTGAACAAGTACTGCGGAAAACACCAACTCTGTGTTTTTATTGACGAAACTACACAACTCGGACTAAAATGTTGTGCTAACGTAAATCGTGGTTGCCGGAACCAATTGCCTTTGACTGCTTACACAAAATGCGAACCATGTTTAAAAACAGATCGTGAAAAAGACCATGAGAAACGTGGTGTTGAAATAGTTAAAACAGAAACTGAAAAGCAATGTTCGGTATGTTGTAAACTAAAACCTATGGAATCTTTTCAAGGAAAACTGGGAGAAACCAAGACCTGTTTACTTTGCCGAAAAACAAATCAACGTGCCGATGAAAAACGAGAAAAGGAACATGTGCGTGAATTAGCGAACCAAAATGCCAAGAAACCAGAACGAAAAGCAGTGAAACTGGCTTGGAAAGAAGCAAATTATGAAAAAGTTGCTGGGTACTGGATGGAAGCTAGAGCAAGGCTCATTGAATCTAATTTGGAAGGATTTCTGAAACGTAATGCAGAACAAGCTAAACATTGGCGTGATGCTAATCCTGAAAAGGTAAATTTAATCAACCAATGTAAAATAAATAGTGCAGATAAACAATTCGGCGTCTACAAAACTTCTGCTCAATCAAAACAGTTGGAATTCACAATTACCAAGGGAGATTTTATGGATATGATAGTGTTGCCTTGCTACTATTGTGGAATAATTCAATTCAAAGGTTTTAATGGAATAGATAGACTGGATTCAAAACAAGGATACAAAATAAATAATATAGTATCTTGTTGCGAAATGTGCAATATGATGAAGGGATGTTTAGGTCCAACTATATTTATTCATCGAGCAGAACATATAGTAACACATTTAAAAATGGTGAATGGAACATTGTATCCAGACGAATTTAAAGATATTATTACTGTAAACTATAAAAAATATAAAATACGTGCATCTGAGCGTTGTATTGATTTTATGATATCAAAAGAATTTCTTGAAGAAAAAACAAAAGAATCTTGTTATTTATGTGGAAAAATTCCTACATATACTCATAAAAATGGATTAGACCGTATGGATAATACACTTGGCTATATTGAAGATAATTGTAAATCATGTTGTGGTAATTGCAATTATATTAAAAGAGACAATACATATGATGCATTTATGGATAAATGTATGCTTATTTATCATAATCATAAAAAAGAATGTAAAATTAATGTGAACGAAGAAACTCGAACAATTGTAAAAGGTAATAAATTAACCGATGAACAAAAACGTGAAAAAGAAAGAATTAGAAAACAAGCTCAACGCGATGCATTACGTAAAAAGTATGGAGATGAAGAATATAAAAAATTACACGCTAAACAAATTGCAGAACAACGTAAAAAAAATAAAGAAGATGTTTGAACAATTACCAAAATAATTTATAATATTTGTAAAACAATATAAATATTTTTTTTGATAATACAATATAAGTTTGTATGTCCCATGTATGTCCCAGCTAATTTGAATACGCGAGGCCACCCATGCCCGACATAATTCTTAATACGTTGTAGTTGGTGGCGTACACACGAACCTTGGCAGTCGATGTACCCTGAACAGTTGCGTTGGATAGAACGAGCTGAAGGGTGGCATTGTCAATGCGCGAGAAGTTGCATGTGCCGGATGGCTGATGCTCCTCGGGGCGGAGAGCGAACGAGTAAACGTTGATGCCGGTGTCGGGGGTGCGGGTGTGGCAATGGAAAGGCTGGACGAGGTCGAAGTAGGTTCCCTCGCGCTCAGAGAAGCGGTCCTGGCCGTTGAGCTGGAGCTTGGCAGTGACAACTGGGTTCTCACCCCAACAGTGGAGGGTGAGAGCAGTCTGGGAGAGTACGAATGTACCGGCATCCGAGACGTACGATTCAGTTCCCTTGCCATCAGCAGGAGCAAGGTTGGGGGTAGAGTAATACCCCTCGCCGCCAGCGGTGTCACCGTAATGAGAACCAGCCTCGGCATTCCAGAAATGCTCATATGCGTTCTGGGAGATGTCGTGGTCAGCAGCACCTGCCAATTGGAAGAGACCGTTCTTGTCAATGAAGGCATTGCCGGTTGGGCCACCTTCAGCCGTTGCCTTGGGGCCGCCAAAGGCATGGATAGCGTTAGGAAGAGCATCAATGGCATCTGTGTAGTTGAAAGGCTGGGCGCCGAGAGCCTTGTTCAACACCTGGTTGCATGTGAACGAAGCACAGTAGTCGACGTTGGCATCGGGCTGTACAACCCAGATGAGTTCCTTGACAGGGTGGTTGAAGTTGAGCTTAATCTTGTATGAGATCGGATCTTTCAGGTGTGCGTGCTCAGTTAACACCTTAGGAGTAGGTGCGTTATCACTCCAAGACTTTGGCACTTTTTTAAACACACTCCTATACGAAGTTAGATCCTAAG